ATGTTGGTCAAGGACGCCTGAATCAAAGCATTGGTCGCCTGCAATGCCGCCCAGTTCGCATTGCTCGCCGCCAGCGCCGCGCCGGGAGCGTCAAAAGCCGTCACCGGCACGTTGAACTGGTTTGATCCGCCAACGGACAAGATAACCATGTTAGTGCCAGCCAAGGCAGGTGTGCCGCCGTTGGTGCCGCCGCCAGAACCACCAAGCCCGGCGGCGATTGCAGCGTTCAAGTTTTGCCGAAAAAAGTTTGTGTCAGAGGCCGCCAAGTTTCCATTTGTATCCACCATGATGGTCCGCACCGGAGCACAAAAAAGGCTCAGGCAAAACATGATTGAAAATAGTGCTGCGATTTTTGTTTTCATTGGATTTGTAAAGTTGGAATTCCATTTGTGACATTGATTGAAATGAGATAGGTGTTTCCGTCATTGCCGATCATTTCAAATCTCAAAGGCGGTTGAGTTCCGCCGGTTGGTGTAACAGCGACGGATTGAACCGACGGAATTCCGTTAATGACTTGCACGGTTTCAGCATAGGTGTTCCCATCGCTGCCAATCAATGTGAAAATTGGGCTTGGTATCGTTGGCGTGCTCGTTGAGGCGATGACCGGCAACGTGAACTTGAACGGCAACTGAGCATAGGTTTGCGCGTTGCCGCTGCCGTCAATGAGTTCGATTTGAAGATATGCCGTGATGGAAGTTGCGGACCCGAACAGGGCGAGCACGCTCGCTCCGGTCATGGTGATAAATCCAGTCCACGCGGTTCCGGTGGAATTAAAAGAGGTTGTCAGAAATGCTGGCGTTGAGCCAGGTGCGCCAACACCTACCTTGATGGTGTAGCTGGTGTTGCCGGATACCGGACTTGCCGTTCCGTCCGCTTTCAAGATTGTCAGCAAAACAGAATTGGACTCTCCAAAAATCCAGTTCCGCATTTTGACCGGCACCATGTTAGCCGGATTAGCAACCAATGATTCGTTTGGATCGAGAGTTTCAGAGAGGTAAAATGTCAGCATAATTTTTATTTTATGAACGGAAATTTTTCATTCAACAATTCCTGCCGTTTCTGGCAACCGCCGCAGTTTTGCAGCTTTGTGCCCGCCACAGCGTCAATCACGCGGGCAATCGGATGCGCCACGGCGTGAACCACGTCACCCAGCCCGCGCGGTTTGTGTGCGGTAAAAATTTTACGCTCCGTTGGCTTCATATTGCGATGCAAACCTACCGCTGCTCTGGACGCAGCCTTGCTCTCTTAAAAACAGACCCCACGGCGTTTCGGCAGTGAGTGCGTAGCCCAGCGCCACCGGAGGCGGCGCAACAATGCCCGGCGTGCCGGCGATGACCTGAGCCAGTGTCAACCATCCGATGTAGGTGCCGGAAGGCATTGCCGGAGCGGTGTCAACACCTATGAGCGGAAGCGCCGTCCGCGCCTCCACCATCGGCGCGTGCGCATAGTAATGCTTGGAGTTGGCCGGGGTGATGGCGTCGTCCGAATCGGCATTGCAGTTGCCGTCGTCCTGCAGCCATTGGGCGTGCAGGTCGCCCACGGTGCGGCGATGCGGTGTTTCCCATAACGGGTCTTGAACCTCCTGGACGATCTGGGCCTGCCAGACGTAGCCGTAGGCATCGTCCGGATCAATCGTGGCGGGAAAGCCGTGCGTGCGGCCATTGGCCCACGTCTCGCCATTCGGGGAAATGCACAAGACAGCAGGGTTGCACGGGTTATATTCCAGACACCATTGCTGCTGGACAAAATTAGTTACCTGCCGCGGCATTCCGTTGGACACCTGAGCCGTTCGGATGTTGCTACCGCCACCCACGCAGGTGATGCCGCCCGGCACCGCCGCATCGGCGCAGCTTGAGCAGGCCAGGTATTGAGCGCAAACGCGGTCGGCTTCCTGAAAATCCCGGTAGTTTTGCTGCCACTCGAAATAAACGTAATCACCCTTACTTGTGTCATCGAACCATTCGTAGTTGGCCGCGCCGTGGATGTTAATGAACCCACCGCTGGTGTAGGTGCCTGAAAGTGTGCCTGCGACAGTGAAATGGGTTGAGTCTGTGACCGTGATGGTGAGGTTGCTGCCCAGTCCGGCAACGCTGGTGAAATCCACCGCGTCTCCCGTCCGCAAAACATATTGCGGCGCTGGCAAGGTGACGATCACGTTGCCACCGGATTGCACGGCGGCTGCGACGGCGAGTCGCCCCCCGAACGACGGCGCGTCAGGCCATCGGGCTTTGCCCGCCACGCCGGTATCCGTGATGCTGTTGGCGGGCAGGCTGGCGATCTTGGCCCCATTGCGCGCAATGCTGTAATCCCCAGAGCGCGTGGCCAGGTAAAGCCCGTCCGGGAATATCCAAGGATCAGTGGCACCGATGGTCGGCAGCGGCGTGGCTGCACCCTCATTGGCCAGCGTGCAGGTGGTGCCATCATCCGCCGTCACCACGCGGCACGAGCTTTCCTCGTAGGACCAGCGGTCGTTACCGCAGGGCCGCGCGAAGTTTTGTGATGGGCGCTTGACTTGGACTTCCGCCCATTTCACCAGCATCAAAAGGTTTCCCGAGTAATAAACGCCGGGCGTGGGCTTGAAAACGTAGGCGTCAATCAACGGCGTCCAGCGCGTGGCCGGGCGCGGCAAATATCCTGGCGTGAATTCGCCGTAAGATAAAATGTAGTCGTAACGAGTCGAGGTGTCCGGGTCTATGCAATAACCCCAATTGGGGTGGTTGCGGTCAAAGTGCTGCGCGTAGCCCGCCGGATTAGGTAAGCCGACATAGGCCCCGGTGCCATTGATGACATCGGTGGGCGGCGAGACCCAAAGGTAAGGCGCGTTCGCCGGGCTGGCTTGCTTTTCGTCCCGGCTGATCTGCGGGCCTTGCGTAAGCTGTTCATCCGTTCGCCACGGATAAACTTGGTCATTCGTCAAATCCCATTGGGCCGCCAAATTCACCGCGTCTGAATAAACATCCGGCGCGGTGGGATTGCCGGCGGCAACGGCAGTCGCATGATCCTTGTAATACGGCGAGCCGAGTGTGACTGTAAAAGTGTATGTCGTGATCGTTGGAACGCCGGGACCGGCGGGCGCGCTGTTCAAAATCACGGTGCCGGTGATGGTGGTGTCCGTGACCGACCGTGAGCCGGTGATGCCGCCGGTCGGATCGGTGGCCGTGCCATTGATGACGCCGACGACTAGCGTTTCCCAGTCCGTAGCGGCGCCAATCACCAGATTGCCATTGCAATCCGCCGTCGCGGTGAACAGCCGGTAAGCCAGGTTGGTCCAAGTGTCCGGCGACATGCCCACGCCGTTGCCCGTGGTAAGATCGTGATAAAGCGTTCCTGCATCTTCCACCACCAAACCGCCGCCCGGCGGCCCGCCGCTGCCTTCCGCCAGCCACACGGTATAGGACCACGATCCGCCATCGAACGTGATGTTGCCGGACAGCCGGTCCACGGTGGCACCGGATTCCAAATTAAGCAGGCCGATGGTGATGCTGCTGCCGCTGCCGGTCGGGTCGCCGGTCTGGACGACATTGATGGCCTGAGACTGGCTCAGGTAATGACACGGTGCCGCCGCCGCGTGGTAAGGCGTAAAAGTGCAATCGCCGCAGGCCGCGCCCAAGGTCGTCGAGCAGTTGTCGCGATGCAGCCAGCCGGGATCTCCCTGCCACCATTTTAGCGCCTGCACCACTTTGAAACCGAGCTTGCGGCACAGCGCCAAATTCACGAACGATCCGGTTTTGACGTAGCAGTTATTATCCACCGTCGCGTGCGTGCTGTCGGTGCCCGGGCAGGCTAGAAAATCATAGGGCGCAACATCGTGAGGCTGAAGCGGCCCGCAGCGCGGCTTGTTGTTGTTCGTGGCCGGATAATCGGTGACGCAATCCGGCACCGAGGAGCAGATAAGCGGGATGCCGTTTGTATTGGGGGCCTGATAAGGAGGTATGCCGCCGGGATGCGCCACTACGCCGAAGTTGTCCACCTCGTAATCGCGCACGAGCGTGGTGTTTTGCCAATAGGGAATGGCTGCATCCGCAGTCCGGTAATCCGTCGGTACCGAATATCCGGTGAGCTTGTCTTTCCAGCCGCCGCACGGCGGCCGCAACGGAGGGCCAGGAATGTATGGCGATGGTGCGCTCATCCGATGAAGTTTCCTTGTTGGTCACACGGACCTGACCCGCCCCACGGGAGCCAAAAAACATTCGCGCCGTCGAAGTCGCCACTCAATGGAGATCCCGATGGTGTTCCGCCTGATCCTGGAACCGGAACCACAGGCACATTATATTTGTCAGTCGCCCCACCACTGACAACGGTTTTTGCCGGAACATCCTGGGCCGCCTGCCAAATACCAGATGATGATTTTGTAATAGTTAAACTAACTAGGTCGGTCAATCCAGTGACAACCAGGTTGTTAAGGCTGGAAATATAAACGAAAGTCCCCTTTTTAACAACAATCGTAGGATCTAGTTCTTTTTTTGGAGTTTGCCAAAAATAACTGTTTAATAAAGTGCCTGCCGGATTCAAATCAACCTGAATTACCATTCCGCCGGTTGAACCAAAAAACACGCGGCTACCCGCGCCGGTCACGGTCTGGATTCTGGCCTTCAAAATCGCGTTGCAAAGCGCGATCACCTTGTTAGCCCGGAGGCGACCGAGAAAAGGCTTTTTGACGTAAGGAATTGACTCGCCAGCGGTGATGCTGGGCGCGTCTTTGTTTCCCGATGTCAGAGGGTTCATTGTGGTAAAATCCAAACCGTTTTGCGGCGGACGATGTTGCCCATCCAAAGATCAAGCTCGCTGGCCGTGGCTACGATTTCATTAAGGCTGGATACCGTTACCGGCGGTGATGCCAGCAAGGCATTGTTATTTGCAATCCAAGACTCGTATACACTGCGCGTAGGATATGCTGAATAAGCAGCATTGGTTACTCCGCTAATTCCCGTTGCGCTTCCGGGGGTTGGATATAGAATATCTGTGGTATATCCAATCCAGTCCGAGTGGATTTGAAGGAACACACCTGCATTTGTTGGAGCGTAATATCGCTGTTCCTGAATTACCGGAATATCCTCGATGCTGGAATAAGTGGTTCCGTCCAGACGGAAGTAATCGAATTGCTGACGCGCGGCTACGGTCTTAGTGAACCTTGGCCGGCCAAAGGTTCCGGCAGGTCCGCCTGGTCCCGTGATGGTCATTGTGTTTCCCACGTAACCAATGAATGTGTAAACCACCGACGCGGGCAGGTTGTGAGTCGCGGGCACCTTGGCATAGATGCGCGTCCACTTCATTATGTCCGCAACCTCCGTGGGGTGAAGCGGGGTTTCCTGCATCAAATAAAAATTAGCCAACGTCGGATGAATTGTGCCGACCGCTATCGGGGAAAAGTTGGCTTGTAGCTGGCAAAAATCCTGTTCGGCAACATAGTCCACGTTCACTCCTGGAATGGGCGCGGAGTAACGCACAGCAGAGATTGGCTGTGCTGTCGTGAAATCGCCGTCTGTTACGCGTGTGGCCATTATTGTTCGTCTTTTATCACTATCCCCTCTTTTTTCGCCGTAGTTAGGAGGCTTGTAAGTGTCGCGTGTGAGTTTGTGAGCGTCCTGTCAATAGATTCCAGTTTCATTTCAGGACTTTGAACACCTGCCTCAACTAATCCTTCGCGCAGGTTTTTAACCTGGTCCATGTCGCCCCTTGCCCAATCAACATTTCCTTTCAGCAACGCTGTTTTTGCGTCCTGCTCCAGCCACTCAATCCGGCGCGCGTCCCGGCCCAACCAGCCGCGCCCTCCGGTGGCAAGCTCATGGATGGTGGGCATGACGGATTCCAGCCCATCGGTTTGACGCTTTAAATTGAGAAAGGCAATTCCTCGGCGGGTTTTCTCGATTTCTTCCGTCAAAGTTTTCTCCTTTTCAAGCCGCCGGTAATAGGCTTCAGATGCGGATTTCTGAAACCTTTCATCCTCTTTTTTATCCTCGACCATGTGCTTAGTCAGTTCGGATTGGGTTTTCAAAAGGTCTAGTTTTATTAAAGCTCGGCGCACTTCATCATCTTCAGGCCGAGCTAATTCTTCCTTGAGATACTTTATGTGCTCCTGCTCTTTTCTAATTTTTTGATATAATTCGAGTCCATCCTCGCGGGTCTTTTTTTCCTCATCGGAGATTTGTTTGTTGATTATGGCAAGTTCTTTAGCCGACTCTTTTTCGGCTGCTTTTTGTTTATTCTTTTCAGCAGCATATTCGGCCTCGACCTGGGCCGCAGCCTTTCGGCGTCCTGCCTCAATCTTTTCGTCAGCCGCTTCCGCATGGTTTTTTCTAAATGCTTCAAGGCCACCAGTTGAAAACGTGCCAATCGCGGACCAAAGACTGCCCCACCAGGAAATGACTGTTGCTCCAAAAACTGTTAAATCGTTTTCGGCGGATTTAATAAATTCATGCGCCTCCTCGACACGCTTCATTTGTTCCTCAGAAATAATCCGAGCACCTTTGGACATTTTTTCCAGAGCTTCAGACCCACCTTGAAGCAGGACAACCAAATCTTTTCCAGACTTGCCCATCAAATCAACACTCATCGCAGCGCGCGCCGATTCATCCGCTGTTGCCTTCATTTTGTCCGATACTTCGTTCAAAACTTCATTGGTGTCCTTGCCAATGATGTTGATTCCCCATTTCTCAAAGATGGCAAGCGCCTCCTTCCCGCCAGTTCGCGCCTCGCCAATTTTTACGCTGAGATGACCTAATGCGTCATTTGCCTTTTCCGCGCCGATGTGCATTTTTTCTGCGGCAAAATCAATTCGCTGGATTTGTTCAGCATCAATTCCGGTCTGAGCGGAAGCGGATTTTATCTCCGAAACCTTGCCCATGATTCTCTCGAAACCAGCCACCAAAGCTCCTGCCCCAAACGCCTTTCCAATGTCGCCGATTGCCTCTCCGAAACCTTCTTTTATTCCGTGCGCAGTTTCTTTGACCCGGTTATCTAATCCACGCAATGCCGTATCCAATGCCCCCAAATCCGCCCCGAATTTAACTTTGATTTCCTCGTTCAATTCTCACTCCTTTTTTTCAGGACTTGAATTAGCTTCCGGCGATGGTTATACAGCTTCAACGCTTCTTCGCGTTTGATTCGGTCGCTAAAGTTAATCATTGGTGCATTCGGGTTGTCTACGCGCCGCATGACGCGGCGCAGTTGAAAAAGGATTTTCAACGGTGTGTTCAGAATCAAATCTAAATTTGCCGCCGGGTTTTGCGGTGCCAATGAAACCGCCAAGTGCGCGCACCAACCCGCGTATGGCAATGAATGTTCACCTGATCCCGCCGGCGCATCCTGGAACGTGTCCCGGATATAATTAAAGCACGCTTGAATCGTGCTGATAAAATCCAGCTTGGCCACGCGCTTGGCGAACCGCCAGCGCCGCCATCGCGCGCCATCCTTGTATTCGGTGGACAGCTTCCACATAAAGTCCGCCAGTTGCGCGGAGGTGGGAATCCCACCGGAAACCACCGGATTATCCAAACCGTCTAAAATCAGCAAGTCGCGCGGCGTCATGGGCTTTAGTTCAATCGGCCCGATGCGCGTCGTCAGTCTCAGGAATGCGGCGTCTCTAATTTCGTTCTCACGCTTGACCGCAACCTGGAATTCCGGCAGGTCTTGAAAGCTGATTTCCACTTTTCACGTTTTACGACGCAACGATGCTGTTTGTAATCGCCAGCTTAAATGACACCGGCACCTTGGTTTCGCCCGTTTTGTTTTCCGTTCGGCCAACATGCGTCAGAATGATCGTGCCCTCAGTTACGACGCAAGTGCTTCCCCAAGCCGGAACCGCCGTGCCGGATGTGGCGAGTTGAAGCGTGCAGCTACCCGTGGTTACGCCTTGGACAAAAACCTGTCCGGTGGGAACCGATTGGTTACTGGTGCGCGTGAATTCGACTCCAGTCGGTGCGTCCCATTTAAAATCATCAGCCGTATAGGTTACGGCGTTAATGGTGAGGACTCTTGTAAATCCTACTACGCCGCCGTCATTTATGATATTTGCCATAGTATTGATCCTTTCGGGTTAGATGCTGACGAGCACAACATCAATCACAACCGCCGCCGTGTTGGCGATGCCATACCACGTCGTCAGCCGCGTTGGAAGCACACAGGCCTCGCCCGGCCCAAGATGAATCGGACACCCTCCGGCGACCGCCGTAATGCTGTTGATCTCGACGTAATTGGTGGCGTCGGTGTTTTTGATCCAGATATATCCAGCGGAAGAAACTCCGCCGACGGTAATCGCCGTTGAACTTGTGGCAATGCTCTGAGCATTGGTGAAGTTGACGGCGTTGTTTTGATTCAATGGCAGGTTGGCCGCGCCGCTGACGGTGACTCCGCCCGTGGTGTTGGTCAACTGGGCGATCAAGGTTGTATTTGTGTTTGCCATAAGTGTTTATTGGTTCACGGTGGAAATGCAGCCGGCAGAATTCTTAACCAGACCGCAAAGGATAAAGCGGAAACGTCGTGTGTCTTGTCGTCCTCGTAGGTAGCAGTGGACGTGCTCTCGATGATTTTTTCAACCGCGTGCAAAGTCATTTTGTTTGAAATGGCATCGGCGTTTTGCATCAAAAACCGGCAGGTGCCGCGCAACATTGGATGTGTCATGTCTTTGTCGTCCCGGCGAGTGACGACTTTCAAAATCAGTTGACCAACTCCAATGTCTAGCCAGCGCGGTTGGTTGCTAGGTTTGGACATGTCCAGTCCGGCGGCCACATTCGCAGCCCAAGCCGCCGGCGAAATATAATAGTGCTCGTTCTGCTGGAATCCCCCGAACAAAGCGTGACACTCTACGCGCGGAGTCGGCAAGGAATCGTTGCCCCGCTGACGGTCAACATTTTTCAGACCGTTTGCAATCAACCAGGATTGCGCGGCCTGCTCGACAGCATCTTCAAAGGCGTAGGCCAACGGATTAGGCAGTATTGCGCTCATTCGGCAATGACCCCCTGTGTAGAATGTTCCTTGCGTGAAATCTTCATTCCGGTGGCAACGTCTTTCGAGTAACCCGACAACACCAAACGACATCGCCGGCCAACTTGATCGGATCGAATACGAACTACATCGCGTATCAATCGCTCATCGTCTTCGATTCCGACAGAACCGTTGACCATAAGTGATCCAGGATTATTTTTGTCATAGGAAATAACGCACTCACCTTTTGCAATTCCAAGGTGACGGTTGATCCACGCCGCCAATCGCCCAGACAGTTTTACAACCGATTTTCCCCATGCCGCTTTTCGTCTCCCTACGCGAGACTGAACCGCATCTCGATAACGAATGTAATCCTGTTTGGCCACCATATATGGCGAAGTCCAAACTCCGTCCTCGGCCAAGTCATGCTTGAGATTGCGCGTGTGTCCTCTCGCGTTGAGGTTGGCCAGGTGAAAATCCTTCATTCCGGCCCCGGTCGGATCAACTCGGTTCCATTTCACATGGATTTTCTTTTTGTCCTTGGACTCAAACCACGCATCAATGTTGCGCGTGCCGTGCGCGCTGCCGATGACGTTCAACAGTTCCTCGTCGGCGTAGGAAAATATCCGGTCAAGGTCGCGCGCCACCGCCGCCTCGCCCTGCGCCCGGTTTTTCGGTGGCGTAACTCGCACGGCCATTTCTGCAAAACGCCGGGATTCGTCCAGAAAAATCGTAGCTGCATCACCGGCCCGTCCGGCACCAATAAGGGCGTCATTCAGTTCCTCAATACGTCGTTGAAGTCTGCTGGCGTCAATTTCTATGGTGATCAGCGCGTTCACGTCATCTGCACCACGTTGTAAGTCACCGTTACGCCGTCCTGAGACGGTGTGGCCGACTGGCAGTGATAGGATGTCCACGTCAAGGTGTTCGGCTCCAAAATTATAATATCAGACCGAACCGGCATGGGCGGGTTTGGAGAAAACGCTTGAACGCGAACCACAAGTTTAAAATCAAAAGCCTGCTCAAACCCGGCGTCCATCATTGCCTGCTTGTCCAGCGTCGGCGTGCGCGAGCCGGTGAATGTCGCGCCGTTGAATTTGAAAGTGACCGGCACTTCCGTTTCAACAGAGGCGACATCGGCGTCAAATATGGTCTGCAATGCGTTCAAATTATTTCAACAAAAACGCCTCCGCACTCATGGCACGGCGGCGTTGCGCTTAAATTATTTCAGCCGGTTATTTTCGGACATGCACGGCGTGTTCAACGATTTCCACGGCCTTGTTGTCCACAATCCGCGTGCCCTTCGATTTGATCGTGACTTCGATTTCATCGCCGATCTTCGGCGGGTCACAATCAAACGCCGTTACCGCGTTGAACTGGCCGAGCTTTTCAGCTTCGACTGTGATGGCGCCGCGCGCCGGGTGTGCGATGACTTTTGCTTTCATCAGCTTGCCAGTGCGATTTGAACCGCCTGATCGAAACGGTTGTTTCCGACAAAGCCGGATTTTTCGATGCTGAACAGTGCCTCGTTGTTCAGAAATTCGTTGTCCGAACCTTCAGCCAGAACCTTCATAATCAAACCCTGGCCGGATTGCATTCCGTCGCGTTCGCCGAAGCCCGCTTCGTCCGCGCTGTTTGGCGTAAGAACTTCGATTTGGCGGATCAGCGGCTTGTAGGCTCCGTCCGTGCGGAACAGATAAAACTGAGTGGTTCCGGTGAGGCGCGGATTCGGCACGACCCGGAATTCCGCCTGAAGTTCGTTCGGGTTTTCCGCGTAGGTGAGCGGGTTGGTGTAACCGACGCCGAGGTATTGTCCGCGCGTGGCGGCGTTGGCCGCGCCAGCCATTGCCGGCGGGACCATCACCACGAACCGGCGGGCGAATTCGTTCAATGGCTGGTTCTGGTCGTCTTTGAAGGCGTAGAGCGCATTCAGCCCAAGCTGAATCGAATAGGCCATCATCGCCGGAGATGGATTGGTCGTGCTGCCGGTGCCGACGTTGGTGCCGAGATAGGTTGCCGCAGCGGCGAGTGATGGAGCAACGATATTGTTCAGAGACGTAGATCCGATCTTGTGAGACGCGGACCAAAGCGGCTGCCCATCGTAGCAAGCAACGGTCGCCGTGCTGCTGCCAGGAATGGAAATGCTCGTGGACGTTCCGCCGTCAATCAGCGCGGAGAGAAGCACAGCATCATGGGCGATAGCACGTTCGGCGAGGTCGCCAATGCGCGCTTGAAGCTGTCCGGTCTTGTCGCGGCGCCGGTCTTTGTTTTTGATCCGCAGCGTGGATTCAAAATCGCGGTTGGTAATCTTGACGGAAAGCTCGGAAAGCGACTTCGCCTGCTTTGAACCAATCCATTCGCGCATCTGCGGCGACATGCCGAGGCCCGCATAGGTTTCCGTGTCCTGATTGGACTCGAACGTGTTGCAGATTTCGGAAATCCAGGTCTGTCCCGAAACTTGTTCCAGCGCCAGAAAGAACATCCCGAGGATGCCACGGACGCCAATGATGTCGTATTGTTGAGCTTGTGATGCTGGCATAAAGTTAGCTGTTTTGGAGTAGGTTCAGAGACAATGCGATTTGCGAAAGCGCGTTTTTGACCGCCACCATGTCCGCCTGCGCGTAAGTTGCGCCAGCGGTAATCGCCGCGAACGTGGTTGATGCGGTGCCGCCCGTGCTATCGGTGATGGTTCCACCGCCGCCGGCTACGGCATATTTGGGAATAAGCAACTGGACCACGACGACGCCGGCAGAAACCCAGCGAACTACCGTTCCGATGCGCGTATTGCTCGTCGCGGTAAAAGTAAACGTGTTGCCATCGCTGGCATACACTGGTTTGCCGATGTCGGTCACGGCTGCGGAAGTGATGGACAAAACCACCCGCCCGCCCTGGCGAACCGGGACGATTGCAGCACCATCGGTGGCCACCGAATTGTTGACGTGCTGCTCGGCGAAGCCGCCAAACAAGTCCCCGGCAACAAGCTGGCGCGCGTAACCGCTCGTAACGCCAACGGCGGAACCTTGGAAAATTTCCGTGCTGGCCTTGATCGGAAGATCATTCAAGTCGCCAAGGCCCGGAAGCTCGACGAGAAGCTGTGTGTTTGAAGTGAGTTGTGCCATAAATTTTGGTTAGTTGCGTTTGAAATCGGCGGCGGATTGGGCAACGCGGACCTGGCCGCGCGCATTGGCCCGCATAAATGCGGCGTATTGTTTCGCGCTGAGAAACTCGCGTTGCAGCGCCGGGCTTTGCGCGTAGGCGTCTTCGTGTTTGCCAGCCTGTGTCAGAGCTGCCAGGCGCTGTTCCGGGGTTTCCTCGGCGGCGACCGGCGCGGGCTTGACCGGCTGCGTCCCGACCGAGGCGAGCGCCGTGCTGGCCACCCGGCTGGCTTCCGCACCGATGATTTTCTTGCCGGCATCGGAGGCGGCGAAGGTTTCGATGGAAGCAGAAACCGAGGCTTTGAGCATCTCGCTGATGCGCGCCTCGGTGATGAGTGGGCGGGATTCGAGGTCCGCAATCCGTTTTTCGAGTGCGGAAAAATCAGGTTTATCGGCCATAGTGGTGAGCAGGTTTTGATGTTCTACATGGAACGCTTCGAGCTTGGAGGCGAATTGTTCGGGAGACTCAGCGCCAACCATTTTCAGGTGCTCGGCACTGACTTTGACAATTCGCATTTCGCTCATGTGTGCAAGCGATAAAGCGATTTTGAAATTTACGCAAGAGGCGAGTGCAACTTTTATAGTCGAAATTTGCGGTTGGATTTTTCAGGACCAATCCGCCAGAAGTTTTGGCAGAGTGGTAATCCCGTCCACCAGGCCAAGGTCTTGAAGTTTCTTTCCGATCCAGACTTCGCCGGTAGCGGTTGCTTCCAAGTTCACAAAAGGCCGCGCGCGGGCTACGGCGGATTTAAACTTGCCGAAAAAATCGTCGGCGAGCGATTGCATGTGCTTGACCTGTTCATCCGTCACCGGCCCGACGCCCACGGCTTTGAGCGGGCCGGTTTTGATGATGGTGCGCTTGATGCCGTCGTTTTCGCTTTGCCGCGTGTCGTCCTCGATGGACATGACGACGCCAATACTTCCACCCACGCTGGCCTCGGTCGCATATAGCGTATCGCATTGCGAACCGATCAGATACGCCGCGCTGCAACCCATTCCATCAATCATGCCGACCACCGGCTTGTGTCCGATGCGCGCGGAGAAAATCTCGCTGGCCTGCTCGAAAATTCCCGAGACGCTGCCACCTGGCGAATCAATGTGAACCAACAAAGCGTCAACATCCGGGTTGGCCATTGCATGTCGGAACTGCGCTCCAAAATCTTCAATCGAAGTCGCGCCGCTCATGCGCGTCATCAGATTTGCGCGCGGAAAAATCGGCCCCATCAGCGGCAGAATGGCGACGTTGCCTTCCATCGAATACCCCTCCTGACTGAGATACGATCCCGGCCCGGTCGGCGCCTGTGCAGCCTCAAACTCAATTTTTTCCAGCGCCACATTTCGCTCAAAAATTTCGCAAATTGCTTCTAGCCAGTCCGGCGTAATCATCCACGGTTGTCCGTAGATGGCCGATCTAACGCGCGGCAGCCGGTTGCTTTTTTTGCTGTTTGTTTTCATGGTCATCATCATCCGAATCTTCCGCCGGCTTTTGTTCCTGCCCCTTGGTTTGCAGGGCAAGCATTGCATCCGGGTTTCCGTTGGGAGTCACAAGCCGGATTTGCTCAAGCGGAACTTCTTTGATTGTCGAAATGTCCACGCCCTGACATGCGGCCATTCGGTATTTCGCCTCATAAACGAGTTGATCGGTCTGTTCTTCAAACTCCATGTCCTCCTCGATAAACCAGTTCGCCGCAGTCGCAAGCCCGGCCATGTTTTCCGCAATGCCGGCCTTGCTGTCGCGGCCAAGGTCAATCGTGATGGATTTCGGGCGCGGCGTCAAAAATTTATACCAATTCGGATGGAACGGAAGCCGTCCCTCGTTCATCTCAAGCGTGATCCACGCACCGACGATTGGACGGAACCACATTGGTTCAATCACATCGTTTAGGAACGCATTGAACACTCGGTTGGCCTGGTTGATTTCAAACCGTGCGGCTGGGCCGCCAAGTCCGGCCATGTGCCAGACGACGCCAAATGGCAAATCAAGTGCCGTTGCAATTTCGCGCACCATCCATTCGCAAAGCCACTGGAAACCGTCGCTCGGTCGGTTGCTCTCGTGGGCTTTCATGTCCTCACCCGGAAACCGATACACCGTAGCCACGTCCCCGGCATATTCCGTCGTGATGGACTGAGTTCCGGTTGCGGTCTGGTCTGTGTCGCCAAAAAGATTGACGGCGGGCGATGCTCCGGCGGCACCGCTTAAAACCTTCATCAGCAAGGCAATTTTGGAATTGCGCTTGGCGGAAAGTTTTTCAGCTTGAAGCGTTTCAAGTAAATCGCGTGCCGAATTGAGAACCGTGTGATAGTGAGACACGCCACGATAAGCGTCCACGCGATCCGTATCATAGACGTGAACGATTTCGTTGAAGTCAACATTCTGCGATGTGGTGAAAGTTCCGTAGGGTGATCGTTTCCAAATGCGGGCATAAACGGGCTTGCCGTTGTCGTCAATTTTGATGCCCCCGATCATGTCCATTAAATCCGCGTTGAAAATTCCGTTGCTGGAAACCCGGTCGGACTCAATCGCAGCCAGTTGCAAAAACCCACCGCGCCGGTCAAGCTGTCCAAAAATGTCGCCGTCATTTACCACCCTGCCCACTACAACTTTAGTCAGTTTTTGAAATGTGAGACGCCCAGTAATATCGCATTGGCGCATCCAATCTTTCCACGCCTCCTGATAAATCCGATTCATCTTCACGTCTCCGGTGTTCCATTTCATCCGGCATGAACCGATGACGTGATTCCCGTATTGCCGGTTGATTTTTCGGACAACCGGAAAAGTCTGCTCTAGCGCCCGGGCCTCTGAAAGCATCCCCTCGCGGCGGCCAAAGTTCAGACCCCAATCTTGCGATTCCAGCGCGCGTCCGGGCCGGCTTCGGAACCGGGTTGACTCATCGCCCTCCCACCTCCCCGTCACGCTGGAGTTGAAAAATCCGCCCGCCTGTTTGCGGTCGCCGAAAAGCCCTTGAAGAATTCCCAGACTGAGCGCCTGGCAGCGTTGCGTGATGGAAAGTTTTTTCATTGGCCGCTCATGTCCGCGTATGTGACACGCGCGGCGCCACCCTGCTGGACGGCGATGGCGTTTTGGATTTTCGTCACCATCATGGAAACTTCGGAGAGGTTGGCACGCGTGAACTGACGACCAGCGATGGAATAGGATTGATTGCCGACCGCTATGGCGTTCAGCGCCGCCAGCCACGTTGCGAGCATCGGCTGCAAAGTAGCGACCGGTAGCAAGGAAAAATCAAAATCATTCGCCATTCAAACCGCTTGCTAACGCAGATTGGCTGGTTTGTAAAGAGCCGGACGCAACTTGCTTTCCTACCAGCTTCCAAACTCAGCGCCGTCGAAAAGATAATCCGCTGGCACGGTTTTTAATTTTAAAAGATTTGAGCTTCTGCCGCGAATGTAACCACATTTTGGGTTTTGCAGAACCAGCCCCTCGCCACCATTAGACAGAACCTCCGCAGCAAACTCCGCCAGCATTTTGCGTCCTGTAACCTGAACCGGCCCACAAGTCGCCGAGCAACTCGAATCTTTCAAAAGCCCGCGCGCCTCCATGATTCTGGAATCGTAAAAACCCAATCCGCTAGGCGAATCGTAAACGCAAAACTTTGCCGTTCGGGGGAAATTCCCAGAACGCGCCGCCTGCACGGCTGGTCGGTCAGTTGCCTCTCCTTCAATGTAAATTCCTCCGTCCAGCGCCCGATCTGGAAGCCCGGCCTTGAACCAGTCTGGCGCATAAATCTCGTTGCCGCCGCGAGTCCAAAAAGTTTTTCCGTCCCAATATGCCCGGCAATCCCACCGTTTTTCGGATGCGAACCAGCCGGTCACGTCGTCAAAATCCCAGTCCCGACCGAGCATCATTTGAGATTCGTTTATCACGATCTAAATATAGTCCTGCACATGCTTTTATTAAAGCGTATTCCTTTGCGATTTATGACAATTTCTTGCTAATTCTGATTTGCTATTTTTGCCTATTGTTTTGCGATTTGTGCTTGCTCTGGAAGATACCGCGTCAGTCCGCCAATATCCGCAACCACTAGCTGCTCAATTTCGCAGTCGGCGAAATGGTCCGGACCGGTTTCATACCAAAATCCCTCAATGCGTCCATCCTGTTTGGTTTTCTCCCGCCATTCGTTCGCCATAACCTGCTTGAGATAATCCGACGGAATATCGCGCGGGTTTTCCCATAGCATAGATTTTCCCGGCACGAAAATGTTGTATAGCTTGTCCTTGTACCACGGAGAAGAAAAAAGAAACGCGGGCATGGTCGCCCGGCCTTGCGCCGTTGTCCCAATGCCAGGATCAAACTCCGTCTTGCGCCAGCCCTGCCGCCACGACTTTCCGCCGGGCTTCCCATCGTTGAAACTGTAATGTGGAAAATCTTCGCCCTTCAGAAGATTCCAGCCAAACCGCAAAACATTCTGCCGATGTTCCGCCGTCAACTGGCCGCCGTCGTCGCCCCAGATACATTGGGGACGTATTTTGTATTTGATAGCCAGGTCGCGCAGATTGTTTTCAGTCGGCACAACGCCGCACTCGATCAATCGGCTGCGCCCGTTCTTTCTCCACTGCCGAATGATATAAACCAAGTGAAATTGTTGCCGGTCATAAGTCAAAATCAAAGTTGAGTCCTTCGGTGTTGACCCGTCAACCTCGACCCACATTTCGCCTAGCTTGTAATCTCCGCACCTTTCAATTAAAAGATTCTGAGACTGCTTTTCATTCCGCAACTCCCACGGTTCGCCCAGCGTCTCCTGAACAAAGCTCATCATCGGTTCAATGTCGCCATGCCTTAGCGCATCCACCGCGCGGAGAAATTCCACGACGATGTTTTCCCATGACCGCTTTGGCCACACGAGCACCAGCGCCGAAACGTGCAGCGAATAATTCTCCGGCAACGCCTGCGGATTCCAATGGTGCTCGTGCGCCGATTTTAGAAGCGTCAGCTTTTCAGTCGGAAGAAATTTATGTCCGCATCCTTCGCATTCGTAGCGCACGGTTTTTTTAACCTCATCGTAATTCCACTCGCCACCCGGCTTGGTCACGTCGTTCTCATCCCAGACCAATCCACCGCGCGGCCTCGGCTCAGGGAATAAAACAGATTCTTTCTTGCCAAAGCGGAAAGGTTGGTCCGCTCCACAATGCGGGCAGGTAAAATGAATTATGGTCTGACTTCCTTCGATCCAGTCAACGTGAAGCTCGTCCATTTTCTTCCCCGCCGCGCCAAGGGAAATTTCGACGGGCGAAAACTTTGTCGTCGTCCGGTTTCGGACGGCGTGAATTCGTCCAACCTTCCAATCCGCGCGCTCATCGCAAATAATCAGCCCGACCGGATCACCGCGCAAGCCGGCCACTGCCTGGGTTCCGCGCACCAGAAAATTCATGGTGTCAAACATGATGAGCTTGCGCGTCCATCGTTCCCGGTCATTGTCAGCCGGAGCCTTGGCCCGAACCGCCGGGCATGATTCCAGCGCCGGCACCAGCCTTTTCTTCACGTCCTCCTGCGCCTTGTCCGCCGTCGTCGCCACCCACATGGTGGTAACCGGACGGTCAACAATCCGGCGCATGACATACCACATCGCATTTTGTGTGAACGCCGACTGCGAACATTTCATCACCGTGCATTTTTTCAAACGCGGATTGTCAAGGCGATCAAAGAAAAATTTGCTGGCCGGGAAATAATCAAACGACACGCGACCGCTCAAGTCAGATTCCACCGAGGTCAGTTCAACATTGGATTCCAGCCAGCGCCAGGTCGGCAGGTCTGATGGCAGCACCAGTGCCTCAGCCACGCATCGCGCGAAAAAATCGCGGTCTTTTATTTCGTCGGCTTTTCGCATGTCGGGCATTTCATCACTCCCCAATCAAATTGGAAATTTTCAAACGGCGCGCGGACTTCCTTGGTCAAAATTGCTTCGACGTTCACCGGGTCAGCCTCCAACGCCAGCCGTTGCGAAAGTTTTTTTGGAATGGTCAGCACTTGAAATTTTAATGCCGTGAATGCGCGCGTTACAACCTGCTTTCCCGTCGCGCGGTCCACGACAATTTCCTCCGCCCGATCCGCCGCGACTTTTTCCGCACGCAACTTTTCTTTCTCGCGTTCTAGCTTCACGTCTTTTATTGCCCCGCGCCGCTGGTCCATCTCTTGATAGTATTTGAACATGCCGCGAATCGTTTCCGCGAACTGATATTTCCCATCCATCGGTATTGGAAAAAATCCCTGCTTCGCAATCTGCCGATGCCGCATATCGCTCAATCCGGTCAACTGCTCAAGCGGATCAGCACCGATCTTCTCCGGCAATTTAAATTCCTTTTTTTTATTCACGGCGCTTCCTCGACAATCGCACAATCTCGTTGCGGTGCTCCTTCCACTGTTCAAAGGTCATTTCGCTGCGGATTACTCGTCTCATCGGAATTAAACGGCCTGCACCATTGCGATTGTGCGCCGTCATTCTTCGCACCTGCTCTGCCGTTAAACCAAGGTATCTAAGGTCCGGGTCAGGTTCAAAAGCTGCGTGCTTTTTCATAAGTATTTAATTTAAAGC